TGCAGCTTTTGTTTCATCAACTGTTAAAACAACACTTGCTAAAACTGTTGACGGTAAAGGATTTTCTACACCACTGACAAACACATTTGCTTTTCCTAAAGCATTAACTTGATAATCAATGCTAAAAACAGTATTATCATCAGGATTATCTCCTCCACCTTGCCATTCAACTTGTGAAGTTGGTGCATCATAACTATCTGTAACACTAACATAATCAGTACCGTAATGGAACGTATGTGCTGGTGTTGCAGATAATGTTCCTGATAACGTAACATTTGTTGGTGAAGTATTATCGTCTAAATAAATCACTTCTCTATCAAGTGAATATGTGCTAACTCCACTACTAAATGTATGTGTTTCAGTTGTGTAACTTGTAAGTGGCATGTCATTAACTGTGCAACTCAGTACACCACTAACTGCAAGTACAGCTTGTCGTATACTTTCTGCTGTAGCTTTTCCTACTGCTTCTGACGCATACAAAACTCTTGCTCTTAACAGAGTATCTGTTTCCAAATCAGTTCCACCACTTAGTGTGACATAATTGTTAATTGTGTTAATGTTAGGGATATTTGACACTTTGTAAATAATTTTATCCTTATTAACATTGTACTTTGCACCGACAGCTTCTGAAGTTACAGGCACTTCTTTTGACAGTGGAGTGTAATCAACTGCATAATCTGTTGCTGTGTCTGGCACAGTATTGTCTTTAGCAAATTTTAAAATGTCTCCTTCATAAGTTGTTGTGTCTGCAAATAACCAACTGTCCATTAACACATTTCCACTGACTATTGTGTCAGTTGCATTATTTGTAGTAAATGCAATTTTAATATAATTAATTGCACTAAGACTTGGGGTTCCAGTTGTTACAGTTGCTGAATCTGTTATATCGAATCTGAATCTTTTCCATTCATCAGATAAAATTGCTGTACTCAATGAAAATGCGTATGAATTACTAGCACTTCCACCACTGCCCATAGTCACTGTTATACTATCAATTTTATCAATAGTTGTTTGTGAATCAAATTTAAGTGCATTAACTAATTTTAAACTAGTGCCACTAACTGATGCAGCTAAAACTTTTTCATAAGAAAAAGTGTCACTACTTGTGCCATCTTTTCCCAATTTTAATGAGTAAGTACCTTGTAATTTATCAGTTGATAATGCTACTGCGATTGCATCAGTACTTTTACTCCAACTAGTAGTTGCTTCACAAGCGTCTATTGTTACAATTGTGTCAACGTCTACAATGAAATCATTGAAACCTTTTAAGATATAAAAATCTAATGAATTAGTCAATGTTTCTGATGTTCCACTAACTGTTGCTGTAATTGCAACAGCACTTGTGTTACCAACAATTCTTTCTGCAAGTTTGTAATTGAAAACTCCATCAACAAAACCTTGAGTTTCAGATGATACTGAATATTCAAAAGTTGTTGAACTATTAACTGTGTACCTTAATTGTTCACTTCCAATATTTGGTTGTGTAGTAACTACACTATCAGCAGAAATGTCAAAATCAGCACTTGCTGGTGTTAATCTTACAAATGTTACATTACCAGAACTAACTGTTCCTGCTTTCCTTGAAATACCTACAAGTTTCCCTAACTGTTCTAAGTCAGTTGAAGCTGCAGTGTCAATTCTTGTACCTGCATAAATCAGGTCTAATGCATCATATAAATCTTTTATTTCTTCACCAATACTTTCAACGAATGTTCTTAAAACACTACCTACATTAGCATCATTAATATCATCAACGTTTTCTAGTATTGCAAGAAGAATATCATTTATAATATCTTGCTCACTCTTAGTTGTATAACTCATTTTCTTTTTTACCTCATTCAAACATCACTGGATAAATTAAATTTAATGTTTCAGTTGACCCTATTGGCTTAACTGTAATATTAACGTCAATCATAGTATTATTAGAACCTGGAGTAAATTCAGCATAAATTGTTTCTATTAAATCTATCCTTGGTTCTTGTAATAATGTTTTTCTTACGAACTGTCTAACTTGGTTTAATACCAAAGTTGTATTGCCTCTACCGACAATAGTATGTAATTCTGTACCATAATTTGGATGCAATGTTAACTCACCTAAATGAGATTGCAAACGATTATAAATTGCTTGAGTCAAATTAGGTCTTGCCTCAACTAAAATAAAATCATCTTGATAATTAAATTGTATGTCAGCTGTTTCTTGATTCAAATAAATGTCTGCTCCGTATAGTGTGTCTGTCATTTTAGTCTACCTTAATATTTTCTGATGCACTTGTTATTGTACCAGTGTGAGTTCCAGAAGAACTACCACCACTTATTATAATTGTTACTTCGTCGCCTAATCTTGCAACTCCTTTTGTTCCTTTGTTGAAAGTGAATTCATGTGAACCCTTCACATGCATAGTTGCTCCTTGTTCCTTATTACATATTAACAACTCATTTTCTTTTAACTGTGGGATTACGTCGTAACCATTGCCTGTAACATTTACATCTCCATACAAACTGCCAATAACTATTGGTGTTCTCTTGTCAATAAATGCTACTAATACAATATCATCTTTTACGGGCAAACTCATATTACCTTTCATGTTGCCAAGATTCATTCCACTAACAACAACATTGTCAAATTGTATTGCAGTTTTATTCACATTTCTAATGTTAACTTTGTAAGTTGTTGGCTTTGATTCTGTTACAACGTATAATCCGAATGGTTCAGGATAATGTGTTTTTATAATTTCTAAAACTATCTCTTTAAGTTTTGTAATTAAATTCATTGATTGAGTGAACATTTTAACTGAAACCTCCAGCCCAATTATCTGAATCTACAGGTTTATCAATCTCTAACATTCTTAAATCAGTAAATCCATCTCTACTAGTGACCATTGATTCTGGTGAAAAAGCTAAGATGCTTCTGTAACAAGTTAAACTAACATCGAATGCAGTTTTTGAAATATTGAAACTCATTTTTTGCACAACAAATCTCTGCCCGTCGTACAATTCTCCGTCGTTAACTTTGACAAATTGATTGACACCCATTAATGGGTCAAAAATTGTTGTAACTGTAATAACTTGATTTTTTAATTTTTCATATAAAATACTTCTAGCAATTGTTTCTAATTCTAAAATATCTATAATATCTCTTCTGAAATGTTCTTCAGTAGCATACAAATTTTCATCATTAAAATCAGGATAGTATGTTTTTGCATCAACTACTGATGTTGGGTCTGCTGCAACTCCTACATTTCCACCACTACCATACACAACAATTCTATTAACATTATTTGTTACATCACCATAATCAATAGATGTAAGAGTATCACCCATAGTAAGTTCCCATTCAAGCATGTCATTGTCATAAACACTAAATCCGTCGAATACCATAACTTTTCCATCTCCTCTTTGATGTACTCTAACACCATATGTATCTCGTACACCATCAAGAATTTTCTTAACGTTTTGTTCTCCACCCCATTTGACAACTAAGTCATTTGAGCTAGATGATAAATAATCGATTATATCTGTTGTTGGAATGATATTATTTAATCCACTAAGTTCGAAAACAGTTGAAAGATATTCAACACCTTGAGTATTTTTTTCTCCAGCACTTATCAAAATGTTTGCTTCGTTACTTAATGCTAATGTTCCTAAACAATTAAAGTTTAATGTGTAAGAACCTTTTGATTTTGCTGGTTTAATCTTATCAATGTAGCCTGTAAAAACACAAGTTAAATCATCTACAGTAACTGTTCCAGGGTCTGATTCAAACTTACCTGCATACAATAAAATTGGTGCAAATCTTTTCAAATCTTTAAAGTACAATGCATCACTGTTCTGAAATCTACTAGCATTTAAGCTATCAATATAAGGTAAATTAAATGATAATGTGCCTGCAATTGCATCACTATCGAACTCACCACTAAATCCATCACCTAAATTAGTAGTAATAACATCACCTACTGATTCACTTCCTATTTGCAATAATTGTTTTACGAACATTTTAGATACTATTCCTCTGTTGAACAGTTCTCATCTGTTTTAAAACTTCTCCGCCAATAATATTGACGATACTAGACTTAACATTTAATTGTCTATCTTCTACTAATACAATAGTTGCATTAACATAACTAGCATTTCCTGTTGCTACATCAGCGTTGAATGATTTAATTAGATAACTTCCTGTAGTGTTATCTGTTATAGGTGCTTTTAATGATATTGGTATTCCTCTATCTTTTAAGTCAGTTAATTGTGCAATAATGTTTGATAATCTTTGTAAAACTTCTGAAGTACTATACTTTTTTGTTTGTGAATTAATTAACCCACTCAATAACTTGCAAGTCAATGTCCTTGATTTATTCAATCTTCCTAAATTGATTGCAGTTCCACCATCTCCACCTGCACTTTCATATATAACAATACTGTTTTCACTACCAAGACTGTCTCCTGTAGTCACTTTTAGTTCGTACTCTTTGTTTGTTAATGTGTCAACTAAAAAATATTGTCCCATTTTTATACTCCATACACTCGTTGTTGTTCTGATAATGCTCCAACTAAAATATTGCCAACTCTTGGAGCTGATTTTTCATCTACTGAGCCAGATGAATTAATTGTCACATTGTTATTATTGTTAGTGTTTCTGCTACCACCTTTAGAATCAAGACTAGCTTTAGCTTTATCGTCAGCCTTTTCTGTATCTTCTCCCATTAACCATTTAACAGCTTTGATAATCCATTTGAAAGGTTTTAATAATAAATCAATTGCAGCTTTAGCACTTTTTATTTGTGAAGCAATAGCTTTGAAAATAAATCCTAAAATTCCTCCTCTTTCACTCATTTCTTTTATTTTATCGCTAACCCAACTAATACCAGACTTCATTGCTTCGAAAGGATTAATTTTTATAAGTGTTTTGAAAGCAGTAATTAATGGTTCAAACAATTTTATTACAGGTTTTAATAACCACATAATTCCTTGAAACAATCTACTTGCAATCCCCCACATTAATTTGAATTGGAAAATCAAAATTTTTATTGGAATCATCAATCGTTTGAATGCAACATATAATATTATTCCTACAACTTTTGCAAGTACACCAAATATTTTCATAATAACTTTGATTGCTGGACCCATAGATATCAATGCTTTGTCAAATGCTACTCTAAACTTTGCAAATGCTAAACGAATTTTACTAGTGAACTTTAGCCACGTAGTTTTCATTCCACCAACATTTAAATCAAACATTCTTTTCAATACCTTAAATGCTACAACGACAACTCCTACTGCTGCAGCTATCAATAAAATAACAGGCATGAGAGGTGATGTCATTAATGCTGTTGTAAATGTTATTACGCCTTTTGTTGCAGACATAAAACCTAATTTTAACATTTTGAAAACTCCTTCTAATCCACCAACAGCTTTTAAATTTTTTGTTGTTTCTTGAATCTTTGTGTTGAAATCATTTATACGACCTAATTTAGTTCCACCAGCTAACTTATTAAAAGCTTTTTGTTTAGCAGTCATCCTCTTAAGACTACGTTCAGCTTTACCAAGCTTTTCAAAGTCTTGAATCAATATTTTCATTATATAATTTGTCATTTTAATTGTCCGGTTGTTCTTTTTCTATTCTTTCTTCAACTAATTGCATTACTTCGTATTGCTCTATTATTTCTTTATGTGACCATTTTAAAACTTCTTTTATCGGTTTATGATAATGGAAACTTATTATTCCTGCCCGTTCGTATATTGGGTCTGATTCAAATCTTCTTCTAACAAAAAATCATCCCCACCTAATAGCTTCTCACATACAGCAATTAATTTTGTAATTGTTGAACCTTTGAACTTTTCAACGGTTAATTCACCAACTCTTTTTGTGTCGCCATCTAAACTAACAATCATTGCTGAAATCATTCCGATTTCTTCATTTCCTTTATTACGTTTTTTAGCTGCATTGATTTTGTTGTAACCAACATCGTCTAATACAATTACACCATCTTTTGTGGTGACTTCCATTGAGTCATCTTCTAATGTTTTAACTCCTCTAATCTTTACTATTTGCATTTTGTTCCTCCTGTTCCTTTTCGGATTTTCTAAAAAATAATTTGGGAGTGTTATGAATAGTCAATATCCTGTTATTTGCTTTGTACTCTATTTCGACTCTATGACCACTAGGGACTTCTTTGAGCCATTCACCTTTCTGAAATTCTCCTTCAGCAAGCTGGTACACTTTTTTCTCTTTTTGTTTATTGACGTATGTTAGTTCTCTCATTTTACTTCTCGCTATGTAAAAAATTTAAAAAAAATAAAAAAAATTTAGTCAGACCATTCCCAACTAGTACCTTTAAATTGTAGGTTGTTCTTAGCATAAGCATCTAAGCCTAAACCTTCTAATGAAACACTGTCAAACAATGCTCCAAAAACTACAATTTTTCTACTTGGTGTCTTACCTGTTACAACTTGACCAGTTATAGTCATTGGTGTTGGTAATTCTTGTGCATTATTAGGGATTAAATCCTGAATAATAGTGTTATCAACATAAGCTCGCATAATATTTCCAGCAACATGTCTTTTACCAGCAACAATTTCTACACACATATAATTAGCAGCTTCGAAAGCTTCTTCATTATCTGCAGTTAGTGTAACCGCCATTTCCTCTGCGCCACCGACACGAACATCTCCAATGTAAAATTCGCAATCTTTAGCACTTATTCTTTGTGAAACCATTTTTTATCAACCTCATAAACTACTGATTGTTAAAGTTACATTAATGAAATTCACAGCGAATGTAGGCTTGATGACCATTGTAACATTTATTGTATCAGTACTTGTTCCTTCTTCAACTTGTGTTGCAGTAAAGTCGTTAATTATTTCGTCCAATTTATATTGTTCTAAATAACCATCGATATTCTTTGCAATCACCGCTCTTATTCTACTAAGATTTGGCTTACCAATGAACCCAGTTAACAAATTCAAAATGTCATATTTGACGTAATGAATAATATCTACTATATTCTGTTCATAATAAACTTCTGTAGTACTAGTGTGTCTTGTGACAGCTCTAGTAGGCATAATTGAAGTTCCTATCTTTGTAATAGGTGTTATCATACTATTTAATAACTGATTTTGTTGTCCATTGTTATAGTAAATTGTACTAGCAGATTCTAAAATACTCAATCCTTCCACATTCAAAATTTTATGTGTTGGAGATATTGCAGGCCAATTAGTTGCTACTAATCCAGCATAAGCACAAGCTAAATAACTTCCATCAATAACAGTTGATACATCACTAATCCTATTTGTGTAATCACAATTTGGAGCTACTAATGTAAATCTTTGTCCTGTAGTTGTTCTTTCACTTGCTGTTGCAATTGTTTCGTCCACTGCAATTCCACTGATATAAACACTGTATTTATCTTCAGCAATTACACGTGAATTAACTTTTGCCATAATCGCAGTCTGGAAAGCATCTGCTGTCATTCCTGGGACACACAAAATGTCAAAGTTTTCTAACAATAATTCAGCATCTAATATATCTGTATAATCACTTGTCACCAAACCATCTTCACCATCGTCTCCGCTAGCAAGGTTTGTCTGTGATAAAGCATCTACTAAATATGTATTATCTAAGCTTGTTGAACTTACTAAGTTACTTCCAGCATTTATTGCTGTTACTAAAGCATTATTAGTTAAGTAACCATTTCCAGCATTATCATATGTTTCTGTTGAAATACCATCTGTGATATTAACATCTTTTGCTAATCCATTCGCTGTAACAGTAACCATAATATTGTCACCGTATGTTCCGTAATATTTTCCGTCTACTCTTACAACACTTGTTGAACCTGCATCTAATGTCAAAGTTGATTTTGTTTTATCGCTATCAGCTATTCTTACTATTTTAGCAGTACCACCAACATTCCTATAATACAAATCTAACCCTTTAATTAATGTTAGAGTTTCACCACTTATATCATCACCAAATTGTGTGATAGCTTCTGCTAAATTGTTAACAGTTGTGACTGTATCTATAGGACCCCATTGGGATGTACCGATAAAAGCAGTAGTTGCGACACCAGTTTGAGCAAGTAAAGCAATATCAGATTTTACGTCTATATTTACTTTTGGTCTTAATTGACTCATTTTCTTTTACCTCCATTGTATACTTTTTGTTTAATTACTTCATACTGGCTTTTCGCCATTTTTTCTTTCCACCATAAAAATAAATCAGGGTCAATTTTATCTTCCATTGCCCATTCTTTTGCAAGCATCAATCTTTCTGCTGCTTTTGGTTGTTTAACTATTATTGATTTTTGTTTTTTAGTCATGATTATCACCTATAATTCTCGCTGAGCTGTCAAATACAATTCATATTCAGCAATTAAATTTCCATCAGTCATTAATTCGTCCCATACATCTATGCAAGACACATCAAATTCAATGTTGCAAGCAAATAAATATGTGTTATCTACATATGTTGGTGTGACATTAATGTTACTTATAATGTCAAATCTTTTTTCTATGAATTTGTAACGATACTGTTTGAAACTTTTTTTAATAATTAGTGCAATGTGGTCACTCAATAATGTATTTTGCATGCCAAGAACTGTACCACCGTTCAATTCAACTTTGTGTGTTTGGTCTTTTTTAACAAATAAAGCAAATGTTACTGGAATTGTCAACATTGTTCCTTTGAATTCACCAACGTAATTATCATCATCGTCAGTTATTTCTTCAACAAAATCATTTGCTGCGTACTGTTCATCAACTAATGTAGAAAACTTTATTACTCCACGTGGGAATTTAGCATCATTTTTTTCTGGCAAATTAGGGAAAATCCAATTTCTAGCTTTTGTATTAGAATCAGCAGCTCGTATAACATTAACATCTGTCACATTAGTTTGTACAATATCTCTAACTAAATCCCACAGTTCTATTAGCGGGTTCCTTTTTCTTAATTTTTCAACGGTAATATTTTCAGTCATTTGTACAAACCAGTTCTTAGGTGTTAAATTAATAAGTTCTTATATTAACATATATTTATTAAAACCATTTAGATATATAAAAATAATTTATTGTTTAGTCAACTGTAGTCAATTTTGATTGCATGAACTTGTCAATTTTTGACCACATGTTTTTGTCTTCTAACGTTTTCTTTACCATCCAGCGACCTTCGAACCCTGGGTGCTTGACAACTTTAGCAAATGTTATACCATTTTTGCCCTTAAACTTTAACGCCTTAGCACTTTTGGGTTTGATAATATGAGGTTTTGTACCTTCTTCCAAGTACTTTGCAATTAGACCGTTAGTATTAACTAGATAAAATCCGTCATCTTTTAATTGTATTTCCCAACTACCTGCAGTATGACCTGTTCTGACGGGTGTTAATTCACTAACTGCTTCTACTAAGAACTTTTCAAGTGCTAGATACATATTTTTTAAGAAAACACTTTTTTTAAAATCGTTCATTATGTTAACGACTCACTCAACAAATCAAACTCATAAAACCCGACTTGACCGTCTTTGTAACTTCTATTCAAATTGCTAATAACATAAATAGCGCCAGCCATTTCTATTCTATCAGTGCCAACTAAATCTGTATCATACTTAGCATAACAATGAAATGTACTTCCAGCAGTGTCAAGTCCGTACTCTTCTCTAGCATAACTATCACTTGTAATACCTTGAATGTTAAGAACTACATTAGTCCTACTATCGTCTGAGACTTCACCTACATGACCATAGTTACCAGCTTCAGTTTCAGATTTTCTAATACGAACAACTGTTTGTACGTTCATTAGCCATATGGCTTCAAAATCATCTCTAATTCTATTGACAGATACGTCTGGGGCTTCTACCATTTTATTGATTATCTTTTACTATTGTTCTACCTAATTCTACAGTGTACCTTTCACTTACACCTGATAATTCAAGCTCAGTTAAAAAAACTCCGCTAGTATTTAATAAATCTGAACTTGTGAACTCATATTCGCAATAACCACTGGTGATATTTGTAACAGTGCAAGTAGCACTTAATAACTCAGAACTAGTTGCTAGATTTTGCATTTTTAACAGCACAGCATTAGAGCCTAAACTGTATGCATTGTATTCGTCATCTTTGATTTCGAATTGTAATGTGAACCCATAATCATTAGCAAACAATACTGGCATGCTATCGTAAGATGCACTGTCCTTAATAATTGTAACTTTCATAGTATAACAACCCTCCCACCACGTCTCAATCCAGGGTATTTAGTTTTATTCCCTAACCTAACTCCTGTAAATCTTCTTGGTCTCATAGTGTTCATTAAACTAATGCTATTTTTTCTGTCATCTTCTATGATATCTCGTACAGCATTTGAATTATAACTTATAGTAACTCCATTCAAAGTCCAATCCAAAATTCCATCCTGTAATTTTTGTGGACCTCTTTTAGTAAGAATGTTCCTTCTAGTAACAATCACCAACAATTCTTGTAATTGAACTAACATATCACTAAACCATTCTCTTCCAGTCTTGTACTCCATGTACACAGTTCTATCTGAGATTGTTGGAATACTAGTGCTTGTTACAAGTCTTTTCTCTTTGATAACAACATCATCTTTCAAATGATTCAAGTCGTATCTATAATCAATTCCTTCGACTGTTTGTACTTCGTAAACATCTACATCAGAAGTAGTGACAGATGTACCACCTTCTTTCCCCATCAAAAAGCCGTGAACCATAACATGATTTGTACTCATTGTAGCAGAAGTATCTGCTCTACTAACAAAAATTTTTGTGATAATATCTTTCTGAGCAAATGCAAGTGATAACTCTATGTTACTGTCGCTTGACGGTCCAGTTCCACTAATACCAGTTCTACTTTTGAATTCATCTACAGTTAGCCAACTCATGTTATCGTTTACCTCTTAATTCTTTGGTGTGATAGTTTGAAGTTTATCGTCTTTTTTGATGTCTGTTTTTGACACATCACTTTTTGGATTTTCTTTAGGAACATCGCCAAGTTCTTTTTTCAACTTAACAATTTCTTTTTTTAGTTCTTCGTTAATTTTTTTCTCAGCAATGAATTTTGATTCGAATGTTGATTGCTTTGTAGCATCAAAAGTTTCTATGAAATTATCTTTTTTAAGATGTTCAATTTCAAAGTCACTATCATCTTCGTACTCAGTCCACTCATTTTTTCTTACAACAAAACCTTTATGTGTTGTTGTGAAATCATTTCCATAATTTGCGTTTAATCTTATTTTACTCATTTTGTTTTTACCTCTTCCGTCACGGATTAATTATTTAAAAAAATAAAAAAAATATGTATTTATCTAAGCGTTGTTAATATCAATTTCAACTAACAATAGGTCACTTGTTGCAATAGCAGTTGATTTTGTTTCAGCTGCTCTTCCTAAGATTGTTCCTGAAGAATATGTGTGAACACCTACTGTATTCATTCCTAATTTTTCTCCAACATTCCAAGTTGTGTATGAACCACTTCTTAGTTTTTTCAAACCTTTTGTAATCATAGCAACATTATCTTCTGCATCTTTATCAGTTGATGCAATACCTTGGAAAGTTACTCCACTTGTTGAAACTGCTTCCATTGCTCCTGCACCGTCTTGAATTATTGGTTCTCCATCTGAGACTTCGTTGTCTCCACATGGAACTGTATATACCATTGGTTTACTCATTTTCTTGTACCTCTGTCCTAAGCCTTGGCATAAATGCTGTACTCTTGAACTATATTATGTATTTATTTAAATAAATCAAAATAAATATATAAAAATAATTTATTTTAGCTCACTTTTGCTAATAATTCTTAATATTAGATTAGCAAATCCGACTGCAGTAATTGTTCCACCTGCCTTCATTTCTCCAGACAGTGCAGTAATTACTCCACCAGTAATTGCTAAAACATTAATCCATAATGTTTTACTTTTGTACCATTGTTTTTGTGGTTGTACCACTTTTACTTTCACAGTTTTGTTCATTTCATTCACCTCTAACTAAATATACTAACTAAGTTTACTCCTGTTATCACAGATATTCCTATTACAGATATTATAAATGCTGCTCTGCTATACAGCTTGTTAAGTTTTACTGTTCCATTTGTGACAATTACATGGTTACAAACTTCTTCTAACTTATCATAAATGTCTTTATTAGTAATTTCAATAAATGTTTTATTTGGTGTCATGCTAAGTTCCTCTTGATTAAAGAATGTCCACCTGTTTTGTCTGATAAAAATAATTCATTATTAGAGGCATTTTGTCCTACCACCATATATTTACCTGTTATAGCAAAGGTATTATCTGTCCAAGTATTTGCACCACTAGATACAGCTG